TAATATTAGTGCAGTAGCTACTGACTTGAATGATACTAGCGTATCGATCACAATGGGCTATCCATTGAATGAAAACGTACCGCCTGCAAGCAGTATGCTTCAGGCATTTAACAAACTCTTTATTTTCCGTGACGGACAGACTGCACTAGAGAATGACAACTTCTTTAGTCCTATTGCAATTTCGGCAGCAAGTACTCCTGCTGCATCAAATGTAGTTACAGTAGATAGTAACTTACCTCACGGCCTAGCTATAGGCGATGCAGTTACAATTTCTGGACTTACTGAGTCCCCTGTAATTGACGAGGACCCCAATGGAACTTGGGTTGTTAATACAGTACCTAGTACTACTAGTTTTACGTATGACCTTCCAGCTGCTTTTCAAGCAGCAGCTACTTATACGGTCAGCGCACTTTCACTTATATCTCCAGGGTTCAAGCTAGTAGCTAGTGGAGCATACAGCCAGCCCACGCAGCTTGCTCCCCAGAAAGTCAACATAACGGACGGTAAGGCAACGGCTGAGTTCAACTCTTTAGCCGATATGAACGGGACTAAACTAGGAGACATAATCGAGATTGAAGACAATGGCGCATCTACCTTCACGGTAGGAACAGACTACGTAATATCTTCTAGGGACGAAACTAACTTTGAGCTTGAGTTCTACGTTCAAGAACCAGATGCCTCTAATTTGACTAATGTTATTTTCCAGCAGCACGTATCTCAGGGCCTTGGGTTTACTCATATGCCTGCACCAGAGTACGCAGCATATCACCAGCGTAGGCTGGTAATGCCATTCAAGTACAGCGTAGACGATGCAGTTGATACCTTTACTTACCGCAAGATCCTAGACGAAGTAATTATTTCTGACATCTTGGACTCGGATACATACGATCAAATCTACGGACAGTACAGGTTTAATGCAGGTACAGCGGACTTTAACGTAGCCCTGCACTCCTTCTCGGATGACAAGCTACTGGTGTTTAACCGCAATAGTATTCACTTAGTGAGTGGTGCTGGACAGGGTGCATCAGTTCAATTAATCACCAATGAAGTAGGGTGCGTAGCAAGGCAGAGCATTGTGCAGATAGGTAACAACGTAATGTTCCTTTCGGACAACGGTGTATACGGTGCTAACTTCCAGGACCTTTACAATCTGCGTGGCAACGAAGTGCCACTAAGCTCAAGCATTAATCCAACTATAGAGCGGATTAATAGAAGCGTGTGGGACAAGAGCGTAGCAGTATACTTTGACAATAGGTACTACATAGCGGTCCCTCTGGATGGCAGCCAAGTCAACAACGCTATCTTAATTTTCAACTTTCTTAACAAGCAGTGGGAAAGTATCGACAGCACCTCGGACTCCAACTGGAACATAGCCAACTTGATTGTTGCTGGTAAGGAGAATGCCCGTGCGGTTTATGCAGTAAATACACTCGGTGGTCTGCACAAGCTAGATGCCCGTGTAGATGCAGTGGACTTGCTTGCTACTGAAATCCCAGTAGAGGGTCAAGAGTTAGCCGTACAGCACGACATACCAGCCTCCGTTACCACAAGGCAGTTCACAATGGGAAGTATGAACCGCAAGCGTTGGAACAACTTTGAGCTGCACGTGCAGTCATCCTTGGATAATGAGTCCAATTTGGACATCAGCGCAGAGCTAGAAAACATTGACGCAGTAGTAAATCTTGGTACACTGAATGAATTAAACTCAGGTACTAACCTAGCTATTGACGAGGATGTTTCCATACGTGGTAGAATAGGTAACAATCGAGCGTACGGAATGCAAGTAACACTTAACAATACAGTTGGCCGCCCTAGGTTCAGAGCAATTAAGGTTGGTGCAGCTGAAGCATTTAGATCAACAAATACAGCAATATAAGATATGGCAATCATTACTACAAACGGATCATTTGGTGCAACCGATGCGGTTACATCAACAACTCTTAATGCTGTTGCGGATGCAGCTACATTTAGCGACCCAGTTGACGGCACAAGCCTTGAGCTAAAGGGTGACGGCAAGCTTGGTATTAAGGACGCAGGAGTAACTAAAGCTAAAATTGAAAACATCTCTGCTCCATTGAGAGTTTTAGGTCGTACTACAGCGGGTGCAGGCGTAGCTGAAGAGGTTACTATTAATGATAATGATGACCTTTCTGGCGCATCAGCTATTACCCTAGCTACGGACCAAAGCATTAAGGCTTATGTAGATAGTTCTAGTATTACTAAAACTACAGGTACTGCTCCTTACTATGGTTGCAGGGCTTTTGCATCTTATAACGGATCTACTGGTGCGCTTAATAATGGAGCCAATATTGCCAGTGTAACCAAAAATTCAACTGGTACTTATACTTTTAATTTTGATGTAGATATGCCTGATGTAAACTACAGCCTAGTTGTCGGTGGTACATTTTCTGGTCAAACTGGTAATGCCTATATATCAGCATTCCAAACTTTCAGTAAAACAACTTCCAGTTTTCAAATTAAAACTACTGGCAGCGGACCTAGTGGTGGTCTTATAGATCAGGTAATTGTAGACGTTGCAGTCTTTCGCTAATGCACCTACTCTTTCAACCAGCTTAACAATTTAAATTATGCCCATTATAAATAAAGGAACAGCGTTCTCTAACGGAGAACAACTTACGGCTGACAAGATTAATAACCTGTTGGAACTAGCTACGTTTAACCAGTCAGCTGCTGACAGTGCCTCGACTACAGTTAATTCTGCTAGTCAGATTGTAGTAGCGGACAGCGGTATTACTACTGCTAAGCTGGCTACGGATGCTGTAGAAACAGCCAAGATTAAAGATGCCAACGTGACCTTTGCAAAACTTGCTGATGTTATCGACGATGACACAATGGCTACGGCTACTGCTACTACCTTGGCTACTTCCGAAAGCATTAAGGCTTATGTGGACTCAACCACTACTCCACGATCCAAATTTATTACCCTTACTGGTGGAACTCACGCCTTAAATTCTGGTAACTTAACGGCTCAAACATTAACTTGGAATATAGCTGATTTTACTTCTTCTGATGTAGACTTTGATACAACTAAAATCACTACAATTGTAATTGAAGCCTTCGTAGGAGATGATAATGAAAATGCTTCCTATATTACAGTTACATTGCCAAATAATACGGAAACCTTCATAGCGTATAGTCACGTTTATGGCTTTGATAATAACAAGGGAAAAAATTCAGCAACATATAACTTACCAATTAATGAAAATCAGGGAAGTTTTGATCTCAGATTTAGTGGTGGTACTTCAAATCAAGCGATTATAAAGGGAGCAATTATTAACTAACCTAATGAACCCCCTCCTTCAGACAGAGTTGCGATAAATGAACCCCCTCCTTCAATCAGTACAACTAGCGTTGCAAAACGCTACGCAAAAGGAAGCCCTTGTCTTTATCGACAAGGTAGTGGACTTCTGTATTGAAAAGGAGAACGGCAAGGTACTGGACGGATGGCCTCGTGACTTAATACAACTTCTTGTGGCCTACCATATGGCCAAGGATACCTTCATTGCAGAGCAGGACGCAGAGGGTAATATCCTAGGTGTCTTTATGTGGTATAATTGCGACGAGGAAGACGACTGGTTCTTTGTTCAGAACTGGGAGTCGGACAAGGAAGACGGCAATGCAATCTTTATGGCCTTCCTATTTGCGGAGGACAATCAAACTTTTAAACAAATGACACATAACTTCATTATTCAATGCCCTGAGGTTATGCAAAAGAAACTACTGGGCATACGATACAGGCAAGGTGCTCCCACTAAAGTGGTATACAGCACTGCATTATTCAACAAAATCTTAGGAATATAATATTATGGGAGGCGGAAAAGGAGGATCATCAGCACCACCACCAATTGACCCTGGAAAGTCAATGGGTGAATACTTATTCGGCAAGAGCTTTAGTGGCTCTTACCAGGGCATCACGGACCCTCGCTTGCAGGAGCGATTGATTGGTGCTGAACGGACGTACCGTCCGCAGTACACCGCCCTAGAGCTAGCTGACATTGGCGTAATGGCCCGTGGTATTGAAGGTGGGACAGTCAACCCTGAGTACGAACGCCTAAAGAATGAACTAGCTGGACTTAAGGCAGGACAGGAATACGAAACAATGAGCAGCTCTGAGCGTAAGGCTGCTATTGAAGCTTCTGCTAATAGTCTATTCCCCAGCAAGAAGCGTTCGAGTGGTCTGCGAGGTCGCAAAGGCGGTGGGTCGTCGGCTTACGATAGGGAGCAAGCCAAGAAAAGAGCTGAGTACATTGCTGCCGCTGGAGATCCAGGTAAGGATAGTGCAGTACGTATTGCACAGATCGAGACACAGATGCAAGGTATGTCTCCTACCCTTGGGGGTACTCCTGGATTGTTTGAACTCCTTGAAGAGCAGTCAACCCGTGCAGGCAAGTTGCAACGTGAGCAGTTGCAGTTGCAGCGTGAGTCAGATGTAGGCGCACTACAGGAGTTCGCTCCTCAAGTAGTAGAGGCCTACCGTGAAGCTGACCCCTACAGCACAGGACTAGCCGAGCAGCAGACTGCTATGGCTGAGGATCTTTATCAGCGTTCTCAGGGTCTTAACCCAGAGCAACAACGTCTAGTAGATCAGCAGGCACTAGGAATGGCACAACGTCAGGGCCGTGTAACGGACCAGAGTGCAGTTGCTGGGCAACTACTTGGACGTGAGCAGTACCTATCTGGCCTTCGTGGTCAAGCAGCAGGTATGGGACAACAGGCTTTCGGTATGAACCGTCAGCTTGCTGGTGACGTAGGTATGACTATCTTAGGTCGCCCTTCTTCATCTATTAACCTTGGCGGGCAAATGCTAGGACAGGCACAGCAGGGCGCAGCAGGACCTATGGGACCTCAGTTGTTCGATCCTAATGTAGGGTTGAATATGGCTATGCAACAGCGTGGTCAGGACGTTACGTTCCAAGGTATGCAGGCTCAGGCTAAGGCAGCTGGGCAGGCAGGTACTATGGAAGCAGCGGGTTCAGTTGCATCAGCAGCATTACCATTAATGTTTTGCTGGGTAGCCCGTGAAGTCTACGGAATTGAAAGCGGCAAGTGGATGCAGTTCCGTGAATGGATGCTTAATGATTCCCCAAGCTGGTTCCGTAAGCTGTA